CTGATGCGACTAATTGTATTATGTCGATTTTATCAGAGGGTGTTGCTGAAGAGATTTCCGATACTATTGGTCTTGGACAAAAGTTTGAGAATCTTCTCACGGAGTCCTTAACGAGACATACTTATGAGTTTAAAGGTTCTGCTAAATCACACAAAAATGCATATCGTGGACCATATTTTCAACGAAATGGTCAATTGATGGGAAGTGTTACTTCCTTTATTGTATTATGTGTGGTCAACAGTGCCATTTGTGGCTATGCAATTGAGAGAGCTTTAGGTTGTTTTAATAAAAAATTGTGCGATCTCCCCCTTTTAATTAATGGGGATGATTGTGTGTTTCTGGCCAATCATAATTGCCATTCTCTTTGGAAGAGTTTTGGTAAAATGGCCGGGTTAACACCCTCTGTTGGAAAATATTTCCTCGATTCGAGGATCGTTCAAATTAATTCGACGAATTATATTTTCGATGGAGAGTCACACGACGCACAATTTTGTGAACCCGATCATATCGGCTTGCCTACTGAATTCTTTAAATCAAATTTTAAACGGGTACCTGTTGTTAATTTTGCTTTATTAACTGGTGTACCTCGTTCTACAACCTCTGATGAGGATGTAAGGGATTCATGTAAGTTGGCAGATATTGGAGCTCGTCAAAAGCAATTTTTGGACGAATGTCCTAACGAGCTCCGTAAGGAATGTTATCGTCTTTTTATGACTTCTAATAAAAACATCCTTGCAAGATCAGGTTTACCTTGGTTTGTTCCACCTTGCTATGGTGGTCTTGGGCTTTCAGGTCTTGATCAAACCGTTATTTCTCCTAAAGATAGGAGAATTTGCAGTGCCATCGCTCAAAATTTACCCTTTTATAAAGGTAAGAAGAAACTCTCTTATCCGAAAATTTTAAAGAAGAAAAATTGTTGGATCACGGAGGACTTCGTTGTTAATAAACTTGAAAGTGAAGGTTTTAATTTGCGAAACTATGACATCCCTAATTATTCTTGGGACAGTTTCAAAGAATATCTTAACATTTCGAGTTTATTTATGGGCGATTTATCTTGTCATTTCTTGAAACCCGATCTCGGGCATGAGGAACGTCAGCGTTTTATTGCTGATATGACAGATAAAGTCTATTTTAATAATAGACTTTTTTGGGCAACTGCTCACACCTGTAGTGTGATGGCAGATCAACGTTTAAGAACTCGGTTTCGTTGTAACGAAACCTATCGGTATATACCGACTGTTAACTATAGTCGATCTTCAAATTATGGATCCTACGCGCAGCTCTGTTTTTGAGTTGCTCTGATTATGTTAAATCAATCAGAAC